ATAAGCTTATGGTGTTTTCTGATTGGATTAGTAGACACGATAAGTACGTAACAGATGAGTGGGATAGAGTTAATCAAAATTCTTTCAGTGCATCTGATGCTGAGTTAGTATCTGAGATGGTTGATGTGGAGGAGTTTGATTGATGCATCCTGCAGAGCTAAAAGTTAATCTGTTTTTACAGAATGCTCTAGAAGGTAAAACGACTGTAACGGAGGAGGTAGCTGATAAGGTTGCCTCTGACGTTAAGTCAGCAGTACTTAAGCAATTCTCTGGTGGTTCAAGAGATAACTTCCGTTTACGTATGAGTAATATAGGTAAGCCTAAGTGTCAGTTGTGGCATCAAAAGAATAAAGCTGAAAGCAAAGCACCTTACGAACCTCACTTTTTAATTAATATGATTATAGGTGATATTGTTGAGGCAGTCTTTAAAGGATTACTTACATCTTCAGGTATCGTGTTTGATGATAACGATACAGTTTCTTTAGATTTAGGAGAGCTAGGTGAAGTAAAAGGCGAATACGATATGGTATTAGATGGTGCAGTTGATGATGTTAAGTCAGCTAGTGATTACTCATTTAAAACTAGATTTGCTTCGTTTGAAAAACTAATAGAGAAAGATACTTTCGGTTACATACCTCAGTTAGTAGGGTACGGTGTAGCCGCTAATAAAAAGATAGGAGGCTTCTGGGTTATTAATAAAGAGAACGGTTCTTTTAAATATGTCAGCGTGAATGCAGTCGATAAAGAATCTGTTTTAGAAGAAATAAAAGAAACTGTATCGTACATACAAGAGGATAAACCTTTTGAGCGATGCTTTAAACCTGTACCTGAGTACTACAATAAACAACCTTCAGGCAATACTAAATTAGGTGAGACTTGTAGATGGTGCAACTTTAAAAGTGTCTGTTGGGAAAACCTACAGACGTTACCCTCCAGGGTATCAAAAGCAAAAATACCACCTATGGTAGATTATATTGAAATTAATGATAACAAGGAACTAAAATAATGAGCAGGACATTTACTGTAAATGATGAGTCTTACTTAGAAGAAGACATGAATGAAGAACAAAAGAAAATGTTTTATGAGGTTTTAAACGCCCAAAATGATATGGCTTCTATATCTCGTCAACATAGAAGTTACGAAGCATATTCTAAAATAATGAGTCAACAATTAGCACACTCTTTAACATCAGAAGATAATACTGAAGAACCAACTTCAGAAGATAGTGCTGAAGAATCTAGTGAGGAATAGGTACAATCCTAAGTGGAATACGTATCGCAGTGGATTAGAAGATAGATTAGTAGCGTTTCTATCTGAGATACAAAAAGAAGTCAGGTATGAAAAGTTAAAGATAGAGTGGGAAGACCTACGCTATCGAACATACACGCCTGACTTCTTACTAGATAACGGTATTATAGTTGAAGCTAAGGGCTTGTTCGATTCTGATGATCGTCATAAACATAAATGTGTTAGACGGCAACATCCTGAATTAGATATACGTTTTGTGTTTAGTAACTCTCGTGCTAAGTTGTACAAGGGTGCTAAATCTACTTACGCTGATTGGTGTGATAAGAATAAATTTAAGTGGTCACACAGAATTATACCTGAAGATTGGCTCAATGAAAAAGGTAAAAGGCGTACAACTAAAAAAGTAGTAAAGCTCAAAAGTAAAAAAAGGAAACAACTATGACACAAGAAAATAGTGTAGAAGAAAATGATCATACTTACTTGTTAGCTTTTATTGCATCAAAACATGATTCTTTTAATGAGTGGGATCAAATGTTTGAAATGAATGCAATGATAAGTCCAAACAATAAGGATGACAAAGAAACTAAAAGGTACTTTTTATCTTTAATAAATATGGTTCATCATTGTGTTTATTTATTAAGAAATGATCCAGAGTTTAGAGATTTTGTTATAGAAGATCTTGAAATAAAAGAAAAAGTAGAAAGAGGCAATAACGTGATTACTTTATTTAGTCCTACGAAAGGTTCAGCATAATATGGCGAAGTGGGCAATGGAAGAATGGAAACTCGAAGAAAGTAAAGATAAGATTGATGTAGTTAATAAACCAATACACTACAATCAAAATACCTTAGAGTGTATAGAAGCTATTGAAGCGTTAATATCTACGATAGATAAAAGATATGCGTATCATGCAGGTGCTATACTTAAATACCTGTGGCGGTTTGAATATAAGAATGGATTAGAAGACTTAGAGAAAGCTGAATGGTATCTAAAAAGATTAATAAAAAAATATAAAGAGATACATAAATGAAGACCTTCAGTGTTACTATGCTCGTTAACGTAGATGAACCCAATAATTTCTTAAGTGCAACAGAGGATCTTCATACTGAAGATATATTTGATATGTTTCACAATATGATATACGACATAGATGATGTAACTATAGAAAATGTTTTAGTTAGACAACGAAAATGAATTGTTGGCATTGTGGTACACAATTAATATGGGGTGGAGATCACGACATAGAAGAAGAAGATGATATGTGGCTTATGGTTACTAACTTAAGTTGTCCTAAATGTAACTCACACGTAGACGTATATTTACCGAAAGAAGATAATAATGAGTGAAATTGAAATAAGAATAACCCCTGAAGAACAAATGCTTAAAGAGTTTATACAGACGTTTAAGGGTTCTTTAGATTTAAGACTATGGATGAATTTAATAGAAGAAGAATTAGTAGAACTCAGAGCAGAGGACTACGGAACAGAGGCACACCTTAAAGAGCTTTGTGATGTTATGTATGTGTACAATGGTATGATGTTAACTATACCTAAGTTTGCAGGAGATCTTATAGGTGAAAAGGAACTAACTGAAATAAATAATACAAACAATAAAGCTAGGGATGTTATTACTCAGTTTTTTAACCTTTATACAGCAAAGGTAGTAGGAGAAGCTTTTACGAGAGTACACAAAAGTAATATGAGTAAGTTAGGGCGTGATGGTAAGCCTATCTTTAGAGAGGATGGTAAGGTTCTTAAAGGACCAGACTATAAAGAACCAGACCTATCAAATTTAATTTTAAACAAAGAGGATGAGCAATGAATAATTACCTACCAACTGACTACCAAGCCTTTATTCACACATCACGTTATGCTCGTTGGTTAGAGGATGAGAACAGGAGAGAAACCTGGAGTGAAACTGTAGATCGTTATATGACTAATATAATTAGACCTCATATAAAAGATGATATTACATACAATAAAGTACAGGAATCTATACTAAACCTTAGTGTTATGCCCTCGATGCGATCTATGATGACGGCAGGTCCAGCAGCAGCTAGAGACAATACTTGTATGTACAATTGTAGTTACTTACCCGTAGATACTGTACAAGCCTTTGATGAGGCGATGTACATCCTCCTCTGTGGTACTGGTGTCGGGTTCAGTGTCGAGAGGCAGTTCGTTCAACGGCTTCCTGATGTTCCTAGCCTCACTGACAGTGACACTACTATTATCGTCAAGGACAGTAAGGAGGGGTGGGCTAAAGCTCTTCGTCAAGTTATTGTACTCCTGTATGCTGGTGAAGTACCTAAGTGGGATGTGTCTGCAGTTAGACCTGCTGGTGCTAGGCTTAAAACGTTTGGTGGTCGTGCATCTGGTCCTGCTCCTCTTGTTGACTTATTTAATTTTACTGTAGCTATCTTTAAAAGCGCACAAGGTAGAAGGTTAGCTTCTATAGAATGTCACGATTTAATGTGTAAGATAGGTGAGATAGTAGTCGTAGGTGGTGTTCGTAGATCCGCTATGATTAGTTTATCTAATCTTTCAGACGATAGAATGCGTCACGCTAAATCAGGTATGTGGTGGGAAAGTAGTCCACACAGAGCCTTAGCTAATAATTCAGTTTGTTATACCGATAAGCCTGACATGGAGACATTCATGCGTGAGTGGGTAGCATTAGTTGAAAGTAAATCAGGTGAACGTGGTGTGTTTAATAGACAAGCGTGTAAAGATCTAGCTTTGCGTAGTGGTAGACGCAACCCTGACTTTGAGTTTGGTACTAATCCTTGTAGTGAAATTAGCCTTAGACCACAGGAGTTCTGTAATCTATCTGAGGTAGTAGTAAGATCTACAGATGATGTACACTCTATAATGGAAAAAGTTAAGGTAGCTACTATCATAGGTACGATACAATCTACTTACACTAAGTTTCCTTACTTACGTAAAGCTTGGCAAAACAACTGCGAAGAAGAAAGATTATTAGGAGTAAGTCTTACAGGTATAATGGACAATCCTCTTATGACATTAGCTAATAAAGGTTTAAGTAAAACACTAAGGTCACTTAAATATGTAGCTATAGAAACTAACAAAGAGTGGGCAGGTCTCTTAGGTATACCGCAGAGTACCGCTATTACGTGCTGTAAGCCGTCAGGCACAGTATCGCAGTTAGTAGATAGTGCTTCAGGGATACACGCTAGGCACTCTAATTACTATATACGAACAGTGCGAGGTGACAACAAAGATCCTTTAACTAAGTTTATGACGGAGCAAGGTATACCTGCTGAACCTTGTGTTATGAAACCAGAAAATACGACAGTGTTTAGCTTTCCTGTAAAGTCTCCTAACAAGTCTGTAACACGCAACGATATGACGGCTATAGAGCAATTAAATTTATGGTTAATCTACCAAAGACACTGGACGGAACACAAACCATCTGTTACAATAACAGTACAAGACGAGGAATGGCTAGACGTAGGAGCATTTGTATACAGGAACTTCAGTGAGATGAGTGGTGTATCGTTTTTACCTCACTCAGATCACACTTACCAACAAGCACCGTATCAAGAGTGTGGCAAGGAAGATTACAAAGCATTAAATGATATCATGCCTAAGAATATTGATTGGGCTAAGCTTTCTGGATTTGAAGCTGAAGATACCACTAAGTCTAGCCAGACCTTCGCTTGTACAGGTGAAGTATGTGAGATAGTTGATATAAATTAATGCAAAAAGAATTATTCCCTGTAGAGATATCTTACAAAAAATACTCTGAAGAGGAGAAGCTTAGAGAGTGCGTTAAATGTGGTATTTCAAAACCTTTATATTTATTTACACCTGCTAAATATGGCATTGATAAAGATACTATGAAAAATCGTACCCGTCCAGGTAGAACTTGTAAATCTTGTACTAATGCAGGTAAACAGTTACGTGTAAGGTTAAGAGAACTTTATCCTTTTCCTATAAATACAAACTACAAATGCCCTATTTGTAACCAAAACGAAGAACAATTAACAGCAGACGGTAGATTTTCTTCTGAATCTCCCTTTCAAGGACCAGAAAGAGTTTGGCATTTAGATCATTGTCACAAGACTAAACGTTTTAGAGGGTGGCTTTGTTCTAATTGTAATCAATCTATAGGTAAACTTAACGATTCCGTAGAGTGTTTAGAAAGAGCAATAAAATACTTAGAAAGAAACTTAGATGAACATTGAGAAAGAAGCAGAGTCTTACAGGTTAGATGTGAATAAAGAGTTCGTTAAGAACCTAAACGCAGCCTTCAGAGAGACTGAGCAGTTTATAATAAAAAACCTACACAACTCTGATGAACGGGATAGTTCGTTGCGTAGGCTTGAAGAGGCACGGTCTTGGTGTATCCTTTGTAAAGATAGACACGGTATTAGATAAGTTTAATTTAAAATACGAGCTTCGTCTTTTCTTCTTTGTTTTTCTTGATCAGCAAATATTTTTATTAGTTCTAGTTCTTTTACAGATAGCTCTTCCACTGGTTTATCTATCTCTAATTCTTGCATGAAGCTTAGTAAGTCTTTTTCAGAAGTAGCACTTCTTTTAGTCATATCGTATATGAGAGCTAATCTTCTTTCCTCTGGATCAAAAGAACTTTCTAACATACTCATTGCGTATTCTTTAGAGTCACTTATTATCTTTTTATAAAGAAACTCACGAGTAGCTAAACTACCTGTTCTCCATTGATTTGTGTTTACTATAGGAGCAGCGTGATGTTCTATAACTTGAGATAATGTTTTATTCATAAGTGCATCTGCTTTAGGTACATAAGACTTAATTTTAGTTCTCCAATCAGGCATATTTAGATCAGCAAACATTCTTTCCATTGCACTTTTTCTAGGTACTTCTCTGTAGCCTAGTATTCTTCCTATAGGTGTAGGAGGATTCTCTGTCCTTAAAGGAGTGTACTTAGGTCCAGGAACCTCTGCACCAACTAGTTTTTGAAATGGTACTCCGAAAGATTCAAACAATTGATCTACGTAACGAATAGATTTATTTAAAGATTTAACGCCTTGGTTCTTGTCTCTTTCAAAGTAGTTCTCACCTCGTAACATCCCTGCAGCTTGATTAAAAGGATCTAACGGTCTAGTCAAACCTGTTGAGTACATAGCTATAGTGTTGCCTATTCCTGTGCCTAATACTTCAACGATATCTATGTTATCATTAGAATAGAAATCTGTTATTGCATCAAATGCACCTACAGCTACCTCACTAACAGACCTAGTTAAGTTAGCAGGGCCAAACTGCGTTACTATATCGTCAAACAAGATTTGTCTATTACTTTGGTCTCCTCCGTAATACCATTCTGCCGCTAATCTACCTATAGCTTTATGAAAACTTAAAGGGAAGTCATATAATCTAGATCTTATAGAACCATCTCTAGTGACATCTTCGTGCCACTGAACACCAGCTTCCATGTTTTTCTTTTCATTTATTGCCATTATAGCTATAAGACCCATTCCTACAGAACCTTTTATAAGAAGCTCCATAGGATCTCTAGCGGTTTCTCTTCCTTTATTAGTAAAATATCTATGTGCGATAGACATCCCTGTGTAGTCAGACATATGAGCTATAGTATTATTAAAGAACTGACCAAAAGGTATTAAAGCACCAACTATAGGAACAGTGCGAGCTTCTTCAATCATACCAGCACCATAAGTTATCCAATCTCTAGTTTCGCCTCGCTTAACTTTACCGTATGATTTAGCGTAAACAGATTTAAGTGTATCAGAAACTGCTTTAGCGTTCATATCAGACCAACTGCCTTTGCCTGTTACTTCTAATCTTCGCCATAAATCAGGGTCTTCGATAAATTCTTTGTAGCTTTTACCGTGATTTAATCTCATTTGTTTATCTATTTGATACATAAACTCTACAGATTTAGTTACTATGTCTTGTGCTTTTACACCGTACATAGTCTGTGCTTTATCTATTAAGAAATCTACTTTGCCAAGTTTCTCTGCTTTACCTAAGTCGTCAGCAGATATAGTTAAGCTTTTTATTATAGACTCGTCATCAATACCACCAGATATATACCTAAACAAATCTTTTTGAGCTTCAGGATTAAAAGCAAAGAAAGCATTCATTTCGTCAATAGTATCTTCGTAGTTTAAAAGGTTTCGTAGTTTTAGCGTATTCATTTGATACGTGAAACCTTTACCTAATGCAAAGTACTTATCTATATCTTCTTGCTTCCCACCTGTAGCTTTTTTGAATCCTGCTGTACCGAAGTATAAACCTCCTCGAATTGTGTCAGTAACACTGTTTAAAGACGAAGCTCCTATCCAACCCATTATGTTTAAACCTACAGTTGCAGGGTGTGATACTAAAGACTTGATAAAAGACTTCTGAAACTTTGCCATATCAAAACCAAACACCCTATTCATTAAAGGTTCAGGTAAGGCTCTATTTAATTCGTCCTCATTCATTGCTTCCATTTTTTGTATTGGGGTTACTCCTGCAGCTTCACGCATACTTTTACTTAATCTAGCTAAAGTATTACCTGTTTTACCCCATTTATTCATTTCTGAAGCTAGTACTTTACCTGAACCTTTAGCTCCAGTAAATCCTTTTGTATTCTCATAAACATCTATGTATTTTTTTAAAGTATTATCTGATAGGTTATTTACTTCTTTTTTAATATTATTAGGTAGACTATCAACAGTTTCAGTTAACCAGTCCGTTAAGTTAGCGAAACCACTACCTTTCCAATCAGCAGGTAATTCTACTCCTATCTCCGTTAATATACTTCTTAAGCCTTGGAAGCTTATTCCTTCATCTACACCACCGTGAAGAAAACCGTCTAAAACTGCTACGTCTGTTTCCATAGCTATATTTTCTTCTGATGATATCTTCATACCTGCAGCAACTTTAGCTGCCCACCTTTCTTGTGCTACATTAGCTGCTACTAATTTAGCTAAAAGTTTAGCTTGCATAGCTGGATCAGCTAATAAAGCATCTAGTACTTTCTTATTCTTTTTAGATTGATCTAATCCTTCTTGTTTCAAAACTCTCGCTTTTACATTAGCTGCATCACTCAAATGTTTTGCAGTAAAGCCTGAAGCTTCTGCTGGAGCCATGCCTTTTAGTATTTCTTTACTTTTAGGGAACGCAAATTTATATAGACCTGCACCGAAAGCACCTTGTAGTCCAACACCAATAGCCGCTTGACCTAAACTAAACTCATCTTGTAAGTGTACTTGTTTGTATGACTGCTGGTGGGCTGCATCAACTATAGATGCCATAGTTATATCTGCACCTAAAGATACTTTAAATTCTTTTTTAAGAGCTTTCTTTTT